CGGCTGTCGTGTGGCTGTGGATGCTGCACAAGACGCAAAGCCTGCACGCGACCGATATTGCGGTCCTGCGGGCCGAGGCCATGGCCCGAGATGTGGCGCGAAAAGAGGAGCGCGAGGCCACGGCGGCGCAACTTGATCAGATCCTACAAATGTTGCAGACTATCAACGGACGAATTGATAGCATCATGACAAGGGGGGAAAAATGAAACGAATCATCATTCACTGGACCGCAGGCACCAACACCGCCAGCGCGCTAGACAAGCATCACTATCATTTCATCGTCGAAGGTAACGGCAACGTCGTGGATGGCCGATACAAGCCCGAAGACAACGAAAGCACGGCGACGGACTACGCCCCCCACACGCGCAGCTTGAACACCGGTTCGATTGGCGTGTCGTTTGCTGCGATGCACGGGGCCACAGAGCGGCCCTTCATCGCTGGCAAATACCCGATCACCAAGATCCAGATTGACGAGATGGTGAATCTTGTCGCCGACTTGTGTATCCGGTACGGCATCGAAGTATTCCCTTGGACGGTTTTGACACATGCCGAAGTTGAAGGCACGCTCAAGATCAAGCAGCGCGGCAAGTGGGACGTGACGTGGCTGCCAAGCATGACGCAGCCGGGTCATCCGGAGGCGGTCGGCGGGCTTTTGCGTGAAAAGGTGCGGTTAAAGCTGAACGCAATGCGATCACCCAAGCCAAAGCCAACAATATGGGCCGCGCTGGCTCGGATCTTTTCCAAGTGGAAAAAAACATGATCGGTCCAGTATCCCGCATTATTGCGCGCTACATCGCAAGCGCGCTTGTGACCTATGGCATGTTTGCCGCCCCTGACGCCGCGATGATTGAGCCGGATCTTGCTTTGGCGGTTGGTGCTGTTGTGGGGGCCGCTGTAGAAGGTGCCTACGCCATCGCAATCCGCAAGGGCTGGACCACATGAGGGCTTACCTCTCCGGCATCGTGGCAGCGCTCGTTGGGCTTGTGGCGGCGTTTCTCTACACCAAAGGTCGAAAGGACGCGAATGATGCCAATGAATTGCAGGACCATAACGAATACATCGAAGCGCGCAAGCGCATGGATGCTGCCGCTGGCCCTTCTGACGCTGACGTTCAGCGCTGGCTGCATGAGCGCGGTAAGTACAAGCGCGATCTGTGATGGCTCGGCTGCCTTACGCACGGATCATGCGGCGGCTTTATACACGGATGGCGGCCCGCTATCGCAGCGGACCGGCGCGGCGCTGATAAGCGCGATAGACGCAGGCTGTCAGGATGCGTGAAGCCTTCACTCCCCCAATTCGCCGCCCAGAGCCATATAACCGCAGGCGTCAACGCTGCTGTCCACATGTGGACCGTTACGCAGCCGAGCAATTTTTAGCAGCGACATAAGGTGACAAACATCCGCCGGCGATACTTCGTAACCGAGATATGCAGACCACATTTTAGCAATGACGCCAAAGTTTTCTCGCGGCGTGCCGTAGTCTTTTTGCCGGTCGCCGTTGATTAGATTGTCGGCCTCGGTCAGAATTTCGGTGCGCTTTGTCAAAACAATCTCCCGTCAATGTTGCGGTGTTCAATTTCTTTCATAAGTTCCTCCGACTTGTCGTAGTTCCTGTGCCGAACGCAAGTCTTGTATGCGTTCAGCAAGTGTTCGTCGATCATGTCTTGGATCTGGATGACGTTGTTGTGCGTGGCCCACATGCCCCTGCGGGTGGTCATTTGTTGGGGGCGTCCTTTGCTGCGGCTAGGGCGGCGCTAACCTTACGCTCCACAACCGCAATATTCATATTAGCGCCTGATAATGCTGCGTCAGCCAATCTCAACGCCTCCACCAGCGACTTGATCGTGGCGGCTTGGGCGTCACGTTGAGCCTCTGCCAAAAAGCATCGCTCGGCCCATTCTTCTTTCGCCGCGGCTTCGATTCGTGGGTCATTCATGTGGTGTCTCCTTTGCTGCGGCTAGGGCGGCGCGGGTGGTATCTCTCAAGCTGCTATTCTCTAGGAAGTTTCGACTTTCAAGATCATTGTCGATACATTCCAACGCCTCCACCAGCGACTTGATGCTGGCTTCAAGGGCGTCGATGTGGTCGGCGGATTCCATACCCAGCCTTATAACTTGTTCGGGCGTTGCCATACTAATTGTACGCAAAAATAGGCGAAAATCGTTTGGCGGTAAGCCGTCTCTTATTTCAGTCATGTGGTGTCTCCTTTTTATTTCCCATCAAAGCATACGCGCGCGCCAAAGGTGATGCAACACAAATGCAGACCTTGCGCATCAAAAATTCATATCGTATGTTGTGGGTGTCATTGTTTCCTTTCTCCCAAACTACCCCGCCCAGCTCATCACTGGGCGGGTTTTTTTGTCTTTGCGTTGTGCTTGATGTGTGACGTGTTGCGGTGTAAGTTGTTGCAGACTCAACCAAGATTGGAAAAACCGTGAAAAACAAAGTCATCCACTGCCGTATCGACGACGAACTGCACAACGAAATTGTGAAGGCAGCTCAGGCGTCAGGCTTATCGCTCACTCAATTCATCACTGCCGCAGCTGTTGAAAAGCTGAAAGCACTTGCGCACTAGCATCCGCCGCGCCTTTGCCGACGATTACTGAATCGCCTACCCCCTCAAGGTAGGCGATCATTTCCTTTTGTTCTGGTGACAGCCTGCCGCCCTTCACCCGCTTCATTTCGACCCACACCCGCCACGCCGGGATGTGCAGGTCTGGAATACCGCGCACCACGCCCTCAGCCCGCAATGCTTTGGCCGTGCTGATCGCGCGGTATCCACCATTCGGGATTGCATAAATCAGCACGTCCGGAAACTTTGCGCGGAACCAATTTACAAAACCCACCTGCTCCGAATGCTCAGAAGGGGATGTCGTCGAGGTCGAACATTTCGCGGAGATTGTATTCGAGCTTTTGCGTTTGTGCTTGCGCGGCATGATCTACTTTCGGTTGATCGTAATCAAGCTGGACGATCTTTTGATACTTGCCCTCCGGCATCACCTTGATCCGGCTTGGCTTCACCCAATACTGGCATTCTTCCAGAGCGTCGGCAAGGTTGATGGCTGATCCGCCCAGGGCAGGAAGGCGCGACGTGTACCGGCTCGCAGCATAGCCGCCGTGATCCGGACAAAGCCATTCAGACGTTCGGCTGGTCATGTCGTGGTAATACGTCACTTTCAGCGTATCCGGTTTGCCCTCTTTGCCTTTCCACCGCTCATAGGTCACATCTTCAACGTCAAGCCATTCCGCAACGACTTGATTGCTCATCATCGCCCCGCCGTAGGATTTCGGCGCGTGGTTCAATTCAGGCGCAGGAAATTCGTGGCTGCAAGTCGGGCAGTATCGCGTGGCCGTCGGCAGCATCTCTTGGCATTCGGGGCATTGCTTGGCCGGTGCTTCGCCGTCGCCAGATCCGCCTTGCTTCTTGGGCTTCACCGCGTCGATAAACCCATGGCGCGCCACGTTCTCGCCATAGTCAAGGATCAGGCAGTTTTCCTTGCCTTCACACAAGCGCGTGCCGCGCCCAACCATCTGGATGTATAGGCCGGTCGACAGCGTGGCACGAACCAGCGCGACAAGATCCACGTTCGGCGCGTCAAAGCCCGTCGTGAGAACATTGCAGTTGACCAGGCAGCGAATCTGTCCGGCCTTGAACCGCGCAATGCGTGACGCTCGATCTGCCTGTGTATCTTCGCCCGTCACAACTTCGCAGCTGTATCCTTCAGCCTCGATGCCATCGGCAAGCATCCGCGCGTGATCAACGCCAGATGCGAACAGCAACCAGCTTTTGCGGTCTTGGCCGAGCGAAATGATTTCGGCAACTGTCGCCGCAACCAGCTCAGGGTCCGACGCCGCCATTGCCAAGTCGCTTTCGTTGAACTCCCCCCCGCGCTTTTTGACGTTGCTCAGGTCGATCTGCTTCAGGCCGCCCTTTGATATGACCGGCGACAGATATCCTTGATCCATCAACATCCCGACGGGGATGTCATACGCAACGCCGTCAAAGATTGCGCCATTGCCTTCGTGCAGCCTGCCGCTGTCCAGCCGGTAAGGCGTGGCCGTCAACCCGACGACCTTCACGTCCGGATTGCAGATCTTCAGATCCTTCAAGAACTTGCCATAGCGTGTCTCACTGTTCTTCGGCACCATGTGCGCTTCGTCGATCAACACCAAGTCAGGCGCTGGAATCATTTGATAGGCCCGCTGATAGACGCTCTGTATGCCTGCAAAGGTGATTGGCTTGTCTAGCCGCTTCTGGCCGATGGACGCGCTGTAGAAGCCCAAATCGGCCTCTGGATACATGCGCAGCAATCCCTCCGCGCCTTGCTCCAACAATTCCTTCACATGCGACAGGACAAGGACGCGGGTGCCGGGAAAGAACATGGCGTCTTTTACGATCTGTGCAATGATCGCCGTCTTGCCCGCCCCGGTCGGTGCCACGATCAGCGGGTTTTCACCCCGCCCATCGGCCCAGTATTGATAGAGGCCGTCAACCGCGGCTTTTTGATAGTCTCGGAGTTGGAATGTCATTGCATTCTCCCATCAAACAATTCTTCGCTGTTTTTGTGGTTCACAACGACTTCGCCTTCTTCGTCGTGGTATTCAACGCGGTCCGGCGAGGCGTCGATGATTTCCCACCCGCGCGGCATGATCTGCGGGATGTAAATGTGATCGTCGCAAAGCCCGTCGGCCTTCCAGCCTTTTCCGCACGACCATGTGCCATCGCGCTCTGGCGTGACATGCGCGCACGTCCGGCAGCTTGGTTCAGGTATCTTGCAGCCCCAGCAAACAGCCCAATAGGGGCAGAACTTGCAGGCAAAGGACGAAGGGTCCGACGCAATGCGGTCCGGCGGCAAGTCTGAAAATACAATGCTGTCGGCCTTGGCGATCAGCTTCATCGACAGCGCGGCGTCATACTTGATGCGCTCGCCGTAAATGGCATCTGTCTCTTTGCACACAGCAAAGAAATAGCAGCGCTTCAGGCCGGACAGGTGCATCCCGACTTGGCACTGCGCCCAATATGTCGGGTTCACCGTTTCAAGCCCCTTGGCAGACAGCGCCTTGAATGACTTGGTATTCATCGTCTTGAACTCCAGCGTGTGGGGTTCTTTGCTTTCCGCAAAGCCCTCGCCGACGCCGTCAAGGCTCAATGCAAAATGTCCGCCGCAGGCGTCAAAGCGAACTTGCTTGCCGGTATCCGGATCACGGTCCCAGATGGTCACGCCCACATCGCGCAGGTTCTTTACGACGCGATCTTCTTCCCGGTCGCCCGTCTCGAACAGGCGCAGCATCCGCCCCTCAAAGTGCGGTGTCCAAGCCCAGCGGAATTGATACCAAAGCGCGCGCGAGCAATCCCGCCCGATCTGTGATCCGCCGAGGTGCGGGCGGTGTTCGTTTTTGCGCTTGGCCTTGTAATGTTCAAATATGCGCTTGATGGTTTCGGGGGTGGTGTGTTGTTCGAGGTTCATTGGCTCAAAATCTCCACAAGTTCAGACAATATGATTTCTGCCGACCAGCCCTTTTTTGATGAAACAAAATCAAGCAATGCTTCGCGTTCGTTTTTTGCTATAGAATGAGAAAAATTGTGTTTTCTGACTTTTGACCTTTTCAGGTCTAGCGGATCAATTCCATTTTTAGACCTTCTTCGTTCAATCATTGCTTTTGCGCGCGCATCTTTCAAAGATATATCAGGCCAGCCACCCAATCCCATTTCACGCCGCTTTCCAAAAACGGTCACGCGCAGCATCCACTGCGCCCCGCCGGTGTCACGCTTCACCAGCCAAAGCCCCGCCCCGTCGCAGTGCTTTCCTGCTGGCAATTCATTTATATCTGTCTCTTTCAAAATGTTACTTTTCATTGTCGTCTCCTTCTTTTCATGACTTGGCCCCCGCAAGGGCCAAGGTGGAAAAGATTTAGCGCTTCCAAGGCGGCGTTGCCGCCGCAGCCGCTGGCGCTGCTTCAGACGGTGCCACCGATGCCAATGGCGCAGACCCGACAGCCGCATACTCTTTGATTTCGTTCGACGGGCCGTAAGCGCCGTCACCGGGCTTCACCGCAACTTTCACCATGAAAGGCTTGTCGTGGAAATCCGCGCCGCTTTTTGGCGTCATTACACCCACCGCGTGGCAGATGCTGGAAAGGGTGCGCTGCGCAATCTCTACGGCTG